AATGCAAAAACTGTTCTTGGAGATGATGCTTCAGGACGCACAAAGTTATATACGTGTTCAAAACATATATAATCCAGAAAACTTTGATCGTAGTTTACAAAGCGTAGCTGAGTTTATTAAAGAGCATGTAGACAACCATAAGAGTATTCCTACACTGCAACAAGTGCAAGCAGTAACAAGTCAAAAATTGCAAACAGTTCCAGACTTAAATGACGAACACTATGATTGGTTCTTTGAAGAGTTTGAAGGCTTTACTAGACGACAAGAATTAGAACGTGCTATTCTTAAGTCAGCAGACATGTTAGAAAAAGGTAACTATAATCCAGTAGAAAAATTAATTAAAGACGCAGTGCAAATTAGTTTAACTAAAGACATGGGTACAGATTACTTTGATGATCCTAGAACTAGATTAGAATTACTTAAAAGTAAGAATGGTCAAGTATCAACAGGTTGGCCAATGTTAGATAAAACATTGTATGGTGGATTTAACAGAGGTGAGCTTAACATATTTGCTGGAGGTTCAGGATCAGGCAAGAGTTTGGTTATGCAGAATTTAGCAGTAAACTGGAGTCAGCAAGGGCTGAATGGTGTGTACATTACATTAGAGTTGAGTGAAGGACTCTGTGCTATGCGTATTGATAGTATGATGACTAATACTGCAAGTAATCAGATCTTTAAGAACTTAGATGATGTTGAAATGAAAGTTAAACTAGTTGGCAAGAAGTCAGGCAAGTTACAGATTAAATATTTGCCAGCACAATCAAATGTTAATGATATTAGAGCGTACTTAAAAGAGTTAGAGGTGCAAACAAAAACTAAAATATCTTGGTTATGTATTGATTACTTGGATTTGATTATGCCTGTGAGTGCTAAGGTAAGCCCAAATGATTTATTTGTCAAAGACAAGTATGTATCTGAAGAACTACGTAATCTAGCAAAAGAACTGGATATTATATTTGTAACTGCATCACAGTTGAATCGTGGAGCAGTAGAAGAAGTAGAATTTGATCACAGCCATATTGCAGGAGGTATTAGTAAAATTAATACTGCTGATAACGTGTTTGGTATATTCACAAGTCGTGCAATGCGAGAAAGAGGAAGATATCAAATACAATGTATGAAAACTAGGTCAAGCTCAGGTGTAGGCAGTAAAGTTGACTTAGAATTTAACTTAGAAAGTTTAAGAATTACTGACCTGGGTGAAGAAGAACAGTCATCGGGTTATTCACAGCAAGCACCAAGTGACTTAATGAAGTCAATTAAAACTACTACTACTGTAGGAGAAAAGCCATTGGACGAACCTACAGGTGATCAACCAAAGGTCACAGGCGAAGTGCAGAGTAATAAACTAAAGCAAATGCTCAATCAGATTAAATCTCAATAATGTGTTTCTTTAAGATACGATAAATACTATCACTAACGGAAACCTAACTTATGCAACGTAAAACAAAAAGTATTTTAGATGAATTGAGCTCAATGCACATTAGCAAGGACAAAAATCATTTGGTTGAGAGTCGTGCTAATAACATTATCCAGTCAGCGATTAATATCTTTGAACAAATAGATAGTCTTTATACTCGTGAAGCGGCAGAAGATTTACAGCGTAAGTTTGTTAACGCAATTAAATCAAGAGACCCTAAAAAGTTTGCTCGTTCAGTGAGACGTAAAGATGAAGATTAATGAAATAATTCAAGAAGCTCCAATTGGCGGTTTTAAACAACTTGCCACAGACTATAAAGTTCATCAGATGGGCAACAAAGCTGTCAAGTTATGGAAAAAGTACCTAAACACCCTAGAAGCAAAGAACAACTACGAACCTCTTACTCCAGCACAGCTTGAACAAAATTTTCTTGCTTGGGTAGATAGTACTCTATTAGGAAAGTATAGTATATCAAATGTTTCTAATGATTTTAAACAGACGATTGATGCGTACAAGACAAAAGTTGGGCAAAAGCCTAGAGACAACATATTATTAAAACAAGCACTTTCGACTATTATTGATGGCTCACGTAAGTTAGGATTAGCATCAACAGATGCGACAGCAGGTAGTGTACCAACAGCAAAAGATTGTACAGTAACTACAGCAAACAATAAATTAACTGTTTGCGGAACAGAGATTAATCCAGTTACAGATAAAGAAACTTTTGACAAACTAAACAAATTATTATCTCAACAAGGAAAAGCCTAATGGAATTATTTGAAGGCGGGAATGTATTCAAAGGTGAGGATGGTAATCCACTAACACAAAGAATTAATCTTGTTGATGTTAAACCTACTGTGCAATACTTGGAAAGAATATCAGGTTTACCTCTATTAGATAATATGCTAGGATCAACAGGCAAGAAACCTACATCGGGTGATTTAGATCTGGCAGTTGATGCTAGTAAGCATACTAAAGACCAATTATACAATACACTAAAATCAAAAGGCATAGAAGTTACTGATCTAGCTAAGTCTGGGGATTCAGTACACTATAAATGTCCAATCAACGGCGATCCAATGAACGGATACGTACAAGTGGACTTTATGTTTGGTGATCCTAAATGGCAACAGTTTGCGTTAAATGCTTCACCAGATTCAGAATTTAAAGGTGTACACCGTGCTGTTTTACTAGCCAGTATTGCCAAAGCAAGAGGCATGAAATGGTCATACAAGTTTGGACTAGTGTCAAGAGAAACAAATAAAGTTATATCAGCTGACCCGGATGAAATTGCAAAACTGCTAATAGGCGGAACACGCAAAGACCTAGCAAGTGTGGAATCAATTATAGCACAAGCAAGAAAAAACAATGACTACGAACAACTAGTAGGTGATGCAAGAGAATACTTTGCTAGGGATGGATTGCAATTTGAGGCAACTGAAGTTAGTTTAATTGCTAGAACAAGAGATAGAATAGTTAACCTTGGCATGCAAGTTATCACAGAAGCGGCCAGAATAGAACACCCAGAAGATATGATATTTGATGCAGGCGGCCAAGGTGCATTGCGTGCAGTTAATCAACTCAAACAACTACCAGCCACAGCTAAAGACATTACGATTAAATGGGACGGCAAACCAGCAATTATATTTGGGCGTGATCAGGATGGTCGTTTTGTATTAACAGACAAGTCGGGCTTTACTGCTAAAGGATACAATGGTCTAGCCACAAGTCCAGAGCAATTAGAAAAAGTTATGAACATGCGTAGTGGTGATCGTACAGAATTAATTAACATGTACAAATCATTATGGGCTCCGTTAGAAGCACAAACACCAAAAGGCATGACAGGTTATCTTAAAGGTGACTTATTGTATACTGGTACTCCAGGAAAGCAAGGTAGCAAATATGTGTTTACTCCAAATACAGTAACATATTCAGTTGATGCAGACACTGAATTAGGTAAACAGATTGGAACTAGTAAAGCAGGAGTTGCTATACACACACGTTTGACTGGCCCACAAGATGCAGGAACACCATTCTACAATGTAGAACAACTACCAACAGGCCCTGTATTATTTGTAGGACCTAAAATGAAAGATACGCCTAAGGTAGATATACCAACAGACAGGTTAGAACAAATTGAAAAAACAGTTAAGGCTAGCCAAGGTGCTATCGATGCTTTCTTTTCACCTAGCAACTTGCGTGAGATACAAATGGCAAACTTGCCGGCGTTAATGAAACAGTATGCTAACTTTAAAGTTAGAGAAGGCAACTTTGATAACATGGCTGAAAACTTTTTAGCCTGGGCAACAACTAAAGTAAGTGCTCCTAAGGCACAACGACTAGAACAATATGTTAACAACAATATGAAGGTTGTTGACTTGATATTTAAAATATTTAAAGCTATTGCTGTTATTAAAACACAGATAGTTAGATCGTTAGATCAACAAGGTAGCGGCATAACAGCATCAATAGACGGTGAAAGCGGCCATGAAGGTTATGTGGCTGGTGGACTTAAATATGTTGATAGACTACGTTTTTCAAAATCAAACTTTGCAAAGAATGTGTAATGGAATTTATTAAAGACATTATCGAATCAAGAATGTATCGTAGACTTAATCAAGTCAAGGGTGCAGATGTGGCAACATTATCCGCATTGGTATTTGATCATTTAATGATGTTAAGAGTGCTATACTACATCAACAAACCTAAAGCTGTTAAGTATGCTAAAGAAACAATTAAGCAACAAAACTTTAGTGGGTTTAGACAATCAATGCCTGATCTATACAACTTTCTAACTCTAGTGATACAACAAAGACAGTATGCAGATAAACTATTCAATGATTGGGACGTCCAAATTCCAGAACTAAGAGTAAAGCGTATTCTTAGAGATCTAGCAGATGGTACAATAGACGAAGCGGATTTTAATCAACTGTTGATGCTTTTACAAAGACGTATCAAAGGATTAACATCTGATCAAATGTGGTTACGCAGATTAGTACAAGATTGGCATAAGCGTATTTCAAAAATGGATCGTAAACAAGCGATCAATCGTATATTACAAACAGTTAGACGTCCTATAAACTCTGATCTTTACATGATACTACAGAGTTCAACCAACGTTACTCCAACAAATTCTTAATGGCTAATTGGGCATACGTAATATTTGCCTGTGCTATGATAAACGGGCAACCACAATGTGACCCAGAACCTGTAACTATGATTGACAACTTTACTAACGAAACTGCATGTACGGTCTTTGCAGTAATGTCTACGACAATGGTGAATAATGATATGATCCAAAAAGGCATTACAGAGACTTGGGCAGTGCCATCACAGTGTCAAATTGTTGCTGGACAGGCTGATAAATTCTTTGTATATTAAATAAACTGTGCTTAAAATAGTTCCAAATTGGACTAAATAAGTGTAGGGAAGAAACAATGTCCCACAAACTAAGGAGA